AAGACAAAGTGTTTTGGGAAATCTTTGACGAGTTTAAAGACTTTGTTACAGACAAAACAAACTGCACCGTATTACAAAATCCTGTGCTAGAAGCAGACGATCTTATTGCAGGTTGGGTACAAGCACACCCTAATGACAATCATGTTATTATTAGTACTGACGGTGACTTTGCACAACTAATTGCACCCAATGTGCGTCAATACAATGGTGTTAGCAATACTACAATTACACACGAAGGTTACTTTGATGACAAAGGCGCTCCTGTAATTGACAAGAAAACTAAAGAGGCTAAGCCTGCGCCTGATCCTGCATTTATGTTGTTTGAAAAATGTATGCGTGGCGACACTAGTGATAACGTGTTCTCTGCATACCCAGGTGTTCGCAAGAAAGGCACTAAGAATAAAGTAGGTTTACAAGAAGCCTTTGCAGATAAAGACACAAAAGGCTTTAACTGGAATAATATGATGTTGCAGCGTTGGGTAGATCACAACGGTGACGAACATCGTGTGCTAGATGATTACACACGCAACGTTGTATTATGTGACTTAACTGCACAGCCTGACTATATTAGACAAGAAATAAATAACACTATCCAATCAGCAGATAGCAAGAATGTATCACAAGTTGGTATGAGGCTTATGAAGTTTTGTGCCCGTTGGGATCTTCAGCGTGTTGCAGATAATGCTGCACAATTTGCAGAACCATTACAAGCGAGGTATATTGTATGACTATAACAGCTAAACCAGTTCTAGAAGATAAATTTTGGATTGTAGAAGAACAAGGTGTGCGTATCGGAACACTTAGTAAAAATGATGACGGTTTCTTAATTAACACTAAAGGTAAAATTGACCTTTACAAAAGTGAGAATCAATTAAAAAGAAAATTTGGAAAAAACTTTTTAATCGCAGAAATTACATCTAATGATGATACAAAAAATTGTGAAGTAAACGGGTTTCCTACAAAATGTTCTCCATTTAATAGTATGTACGATATTAAACGTAAACTGCCTTTGTTTACTAAAAGTGAAAAATCTAGAAGTGTATATTGTGCAGGATATTATCTGATTAAATTCAATGTTAATTGGTTAAAGAGTTTTTGTCCAAAATTAATTACTATTGAACGAAATAATTTTATAGGTCCATTCAACACAGAATTAGAAATGAAAGCTATGTTAAAGCATGTCAACAGAGCCGATTAACACCTTTCCTATTCAAAATTTTATAAAACAAGTGCAAAGTGCAGAAAATAGCAAAGCACGAGAAATAAAACTAGATATTACACAAGCTAAAAATCTTGCTTTTACTTTAGGTATAGTATTAGCAAGATTAAATGGTGATCTAGAAAAATTTGTAAAAGAAAATTCAAACGGATCATTAGAAGATATTACTATCCAAATTGGTGGAGATTCTGATTGGAATTAATAATAACTGCGTATTTAAAAGATAAATATACGTAGTTAACTAGGAGAATTCAATGAGTAGGCCGAAGCCAAATATACTTTTGGAATATACAAATAGTAGTACCTACAAATGCGAACAGATACTAGATGCCGAAGCTATATGGGCTGTTTTCTATAAAGATAAACCATTTAATTTAAAAAGCAGTAATGCGCTGACTAATTATCCCGGTCCTAAATATAAAAAGACAAGTTTTTCAAATCCAGGACATGCTTTAAATCTAGCAAAAAAATTAAACACAATGTTCAAAACAGAAGATTTTACCGTCGTGAAACTCACAGACGGTGAAAAAGTCTAATGGTATCAAAAAAAACTTACACCAAAATTTTTTTAAAAGAATTAGGAAAGAGTGCAGGAGAAGCTGCAATCAAAGAGTATCTACCTCTTTGGTGGCAAAATACAAGAGAAAAAACAACTGGAGGTTTGCGTCTGACTGAAATAGGGTTTGATGTTGTAAACGAAATAGGTTTACAAACATACGACATTCCTTATCCAAGAGATATGCCTCTAACAACACAAGTAATTATATATTTAGATCAATTTATTGATTGTCCATACTATCTTACTAATAGAAGCATAACGGTTACAAACGAGAAAAAAGCAGTTGAACTAACATTATTCAGTGGCGATCTTAGAAAGTACGGAATAAACAAAGCAATGAGCAGAAACAAAAATGATAATTGATTTGCACGGTTGCCATATACATGAAGGCTGGGCAAGATTTAAAAGAGAAGTCGATCAAGCATATTTTGCTGGAGCCAAAAGATGCACGGTTATTACAGGGCAAGGTGCTATGATGCACGAATTTCCTACTTGGGTACATAATCATTCTCGTATTAGAGAATACAGAACTACTACAAGAAACCCAGGAAGTTTTATAATATATCTTGTAAAAAAGGTTGACCTTCGTTAGTTTATACATTATATTAATTGTATAGGCACTGAACAAAGAAGGAATACGATATGTCAGAATCACGTACAATTGGACCAAATAAAGCAAAAGCAGCAATCCGGCGTGCAATGCTTAAAAAACGCCCTATCTTTTTGTGGGGTCCTCCAGGTATTGGTAAGTCAGATATTATTGCTCAAGTTACTGATACTTTTTCAAATAGTTTACTAATTGATATTCGGTTGAGTCTTTGGGAACCAACTGACATCAAAGGCATTCCATATTTTGATGCTAATCAAGGCAAAATGGTATGGGGTGAACCAAGCGAGCTGCCAGACGAAGCAATGGCAGCACAATATGATAATATTGTTGTTTTCTTTGACGAGATGAACTCAGCTGCACCTGCTGTACAAGCGGCAGCATATCAGTTGATTCTGAACCGTCGAGTAGGACAATATAAACTGCCAGACAATGTTATGATTGTTGCGGCAGGTAATCGCGAAGCAGACAAAGGTGTTACTTATCGTATGCCTGCTCCGCTTGCAAATCGTTTTGTACACTTAGAATTAGCTGTTAACTTTGACGACTGGTTCCAGTGGGCAGTAGATAACAAACAACACCAAGACGTTGTTGGTTACTTGCAATTTGCAAAACAAGACCTTTACGATTTTGATCCTCGTAGTTCAAGTCGTGGTTTTGCAACACCACGTAGTTGGGCATTTGTATCTGAGTTACTAGACGAAGATGAAGATGAGACAACTACAACAGACCTTGTTGCTGGTTCTGTAGGCGAAGGACTTGCTGTTAAATTTATGGCTCACCGTAAAGTAGCAGGTCAAATGCCTAATCCAACAGACATTCTTGCAGGCAAAGTAAAAGAAATGAAAACGTCAGAAATCAGTGCCAAGTATTCCTTGACGGTTTCATTGTGTTACGAGCTTAAAGAAGCTGATGAAGCAAATGATAAAAAGTTTAATAATAAAGTTAATAACTTTTTACGTTTTGCAATGGATAACTTTGAGACCGAACTAGTTGTTATGGGTATCAAGTTAGCATTGACACAATATGAACTTCCAATTGATCCAGATGAAGTTGAATGTTTTGACGAATTCCACGATCGATATGGTAAGTATATTAAGGCAGCACAAGGTGCATAACGTAGAAATGGGTGGCTTTGGTCACCCATTTTTTCTTTTAAATGGTTGACAAAAAACTTAAATATGTTATATTAAACATAGGCACTGATATAAGAGGAATGACATGTTAGATTTTTTACCACAATATGTTTCAATGCAAATGTCTACTAAAGACACACAAACTAAACTAAAGCATTGGCAACCGAATCCTGATCTTACAGAACAGGAACTTGAGGTAATGCGTAAAGATGTTATGGAGCGTATTATTACTGCTCGTGTAGGTTTATTGTTACGTCATCCATTTTTTGGTAATATGGCCACACGTCTAAAAATTGTTCCAGCAGACGAATGGCTTATGACTGCGGCTGTAGATGGTCGTAATTTGTATTTTAACACACAATTCTTTAATGAAATGGACAATAAAGAAATTGAATTTGTCCTTGCACATGAAATTTTACATATGGTTTATGATCACTTAGGTCGTAGACACGATCGTGATCCACGTCTTTATAACATAGCCGCAGATTACATTGTTAACAATTTGCTAGTACGTGATCGCATTGGTGTAAAA